CCCGCACCGTATGCCATACCCGCCATTTGACCCATCATCGCTGAGGGGGCATACAACGCAGCAGTCAAGCCCCCGGTTAAAAGAGAATAAGCCGTATTTGCGGTGGAAGCTATGTTCAACGCATCCATTACAGAAGAATAATCACTACCTTGTAACGTGACCTGCCCTCCCGCATCCATAACGGTACCGCCTGCGGTGGTCGTAAACCCTGCTGAATCCGTTGTCGCACCGATCAATGCCGCAGGAGTAGCGGCAGACCCGAATACCGATCCAAGCCCTCCGAATGTTTTGAAGATGTTTTGAATACCGCCTGCTCCGGTATCGATCATAGCATCCGCGAGAGATTTTGAGAGACCGCGTGCGAGTGAGTTCGTCATCGCTCCCCAAAAGTCTTTTAACCACGATCCGAATGACTCGAACTTTCCGGTCATAGCATTGAAAAACTGATCGTCCATCGCTTTATTGATATTACCCATCAGGTCAAACCAAAACTTGTTTTGCTCCTCAAATGTTTTTTGAGCGAGATCCGCTTGCTCTTTTGCACGTTTTTCATCGATAGATAGGATCGATGCCGAAACATAACGCTCGATATCGACGATGTCATTCCCAGCAGCGGCAAACTCTGCGGCACGGTTCGAGATGTTTACTATCTCATTGTCATACCAGTTACCCGAAACGTCATTGATGGCGGAATATAGATTTTGAGCTGATTCGATCTGTTTTGCGTATTGCTCACGTGTTTTCTCATCTGCTTTAGCAAAATTATCTTCAGTAAGTTTCCGTGATTCATTCATCATGGCCCCGAGCTCTTTAAGCTCTTTTCGATTCAATGCTGATTTTGCATCGGATACATATTGAGCAACCTCGAGTTCAGGCATCTTTTGATCACGCCATATTTTTGCTTTATTATCAATTGCTCTTAAGGCTTTATCATGATCCGATTCATTTAAAGAGAATATTTCATCATTCAACGATTTAAAATTGCTTGCATACTCTTTAGCCGCTTTTGCTGCAGCTTTTAACTCTTTTTCGCTCAGAGGTGTTGAGGAAGAATTACGTCCTCCTGCAGAAGGTGCGTTGGCTTCATCTTGGAACGCTTGCAGAGCTTTACCATATGTTTTTAACTCATTTTCCAACTGAACACGTCTATTCAGGTCAATCCTTTCATTCCCGAACAATGACTTACCAATAGATGGGTTATTAATACTGTCATTTACTGCTCCAAGCTGCATAGTTGCATACGTTATTTTTGCTTTGATCGCTTTTTCACTGAGATTTGATACGTCTATTGCTGTCCGTTTTACTGAATCTCTAAGCTCATCTGCTTGATTTTTAAGAACTAAACCAACCCCTATGATAGCGGCTCCTGCTATTGCGTATGGGTTTATAGCGACGAGCTTATTCCATCCGGATAACGCTACATTTGCGGCCATTTGTCTAGCGGTTAATGTAGTTACTGAAGTTGTCGTAGTATTCGTTGCAATACTATATGAAGTTGTAGCTATGGTTGATGCAGCCAAATATGCGGCATAAGCGCTTTGAGCTCCGGCAAGTGCAATCGTTCCCGCTTTCCAAATCAATATAAGAGCTATTGCCTCTCCGACATACCCTGCATAGGTACCAATCTCCCCGCTATGTTCTGAAAGAAGAATACTAAGATCGGTGATATTACCCGCGATAGAACTTGTCACCCCATGCATTTTGTCAAATTCACTGATAGACAGCCCAATCTGATTTTGTAGCACTACTAGAGATTGCGCTACCGTTTTTGGCATCTGATCGAACTCTTTTTCGATCGCATTTTTTTGAGTTCGGATCGCCTCATATACTTTTTCAGCGGTAAGCTTGCCCTCTGCCCCCATCTCTTTGAGTTTACCGACGCTCACACCCATACCATCTGCAATAGCTTCGGCGAGGCGTGGTGCTTGTTCTAACACTGAGTTAAGTTCTTCACCCCGCAATGTTCCCGATGCAAACCCTTGACCTAACTGTATGACTGCCGCTTTTGCACTCTCCGATGCGGCACCCGAAACAATAAATGATTTACTTATTGCCTCGGTAACATCAAGATTTTCATATTGAGTTTTATTGAGATCTTGCGTAGCACGTGCGATACGAGCATAAAGATCAGCATTTTGCTCATATCCGGTACGGCTCTCTTGAGAAATGTCAAAAAGACTCCCCTGCACCGATGCGAGTTGTCTACTGGAATCTGTTACAAGGCGTAAACGTCCCTCTAACAGGTTCCACGTATCCGCTTGATGAATAGCTGATTTCGCCATATCGGACATAAACGAAGAGCCGGCAACGACAGCCTGAAACCCGACATAGGCGTGACCCATAAATCCAATGCGTTCAGACAGTGTATCGACAGATTGCGCCGCATCGTGATTAGTTTTAGAAATTGCACGTTGAGAAGCTGCCGTACGAAGCGACTCCCGCTCTAATTCAGCGAAGCTTCGCTTAATATTATCTATTCCTTTAGAGTCAGCAGTGGTACTAAGTTTTATTCTAAGTTCTTTTTCCATATACTGCCTCCTATGAAATATTTATCTTCTCTTTTTAGAACCGCTATACTTGGTTTTTTACTTCCGGTGATTGCCGTTTTTATGGCATTTTGGGTTCTATTTATCCGCTAACTCTAAAACCATCATCTTCATCATTCGAAACAATTCGATTGAATCTGTTTTATGCTTTTTGGCAAAATCACTTACAACCGCATAATCACAATATGGACCTTCCATAGATCCACTTAGCGATAAGTGAAAGCAATCTGTGATAACACGCTCTTCCTCATCGATAGGGATAAAGATTGCATCTTCATCAAGTCGATCTAATTTATCGGCTAGATGCATGAAACTTTGCCCTTTTGAATATTCAGAGGCAAAACGCTTCATCCGTTTTACTTTCCCTTTTTTGCCTCTTGTTCGATGTAATTCATCGCTTCATAATAATTGATGTTATGCTCATCGATATAGTCACGCAAACGCTCTTTATCAGGTCCCGTAACCATCATTAAAAAACGTGAACGATATACTTCACCCAACATATCTTCAATCTCTTTTTGGTCTTGTGTGCCTACTTCAGACTCAAGAGATTCAATCTCATCTAAAAGGGCTAAAGCCTCTTTGACTTTACCGTCTGCTTTTAACAGCTGATAGCGTTCGATCTTGTTATTCAGCTTCTTGCCTGCAGCAGCTTTAGCTTTGGACTGTGATTCGAAATCACCGTTTTTTTCAATCAACGTAGCTTGCTGTTCTTTTGAAAGATTAGAAACGGTTACCTTGAAACTTTTATCATCGACTTGAATATCTACTTCTACTTTTGATTTTAGTGCCATTGTTTTGCCTTTTTTTGTATTTTCCCGCGGGAAATTTTTTGATCAAAAAATTCATTGCCTTTTTAAAAATGGTGATGGGAAGGCTAACCCATCAGATCATTTATAAGTGATCGTGTAGTTATCGTTCCCGGCTGATGCCTGAGCACGGAATGTGCGGGAAATTTTTACATTTCCTGAATCATCATTTTCAGCCACGTCCTTGAGCATCGCATATGGGATAGTCAATTCGATCATAGACCCCGCCGCTCCAACTTGAATGACTATGGCTCGAACAGTACCGCTCGCATAATCAATCCAAGCCTGCTCGTCAGTACCTTTTTCTTTAACCGCAGTGATAGTGATTGTAGGATCGAAATCTACTAAGTAATACATAGATAAATCTAGAGCGTATAACTCTTTGATTTCATTCCCCATATCAAACTCAAAACTATCCGCATTGAGCTGAGTACCGCCTACCGTCAATACGGTAACCTTTGTTACTAGTGGAGCCATATTCTCATCAAGCGTAACGGCGGGGTTGACTTCAGCTGTTGCTTGCGCAGAGGACATAAACCCTTTGACTGATGCCGTAGCAGATAGAGGCTCACCTACTTTACCGCTGATTTTAATATTTCCATAAACACCACTAAGTGCTCGTACATACCCATCGGTATAGACTTTAATCTGTCCAACCCCTTCATCTGATCCACCGGGTTTGTATTCCACTTTTGTTGCGGCTGTGATCGTTTCAGCTAACCCGCAGATTTTGAGAAGATTACTAATACTTGGCGCGGTACCGAGTGCAGATGCTTTTTTCATTTGTACTGGAATATCAAACTCGGAATTAACCCAGTTTGGATCGATAAAGGTTTTTTTAGCCCCCATCATCCCGTTACCATTATCTTTATACTCGCCTGATTTAACTTTTGCATTTACAAATACAACACCGGTTGTAGTAACCACATATGCTGCGGATGGCACACCGCTAGAATTAGCTAGAATGACATTTTTAAGAGTCTTTTGAGTCGCCATCGTCTTTTACCTTTCCTGTACTTTTAAGCGTTTGGGCAGTGGCCTCGTCAACCGTAACCACCCCGCTATATTTGACCTCTCCGATGATGATGGTCGTATGATCATCAATCGTTAATGTCACACCTGCAACACCACTACTTTGTTTTTTCATATCAATCTCCTGACCAAAGCGTCGCTTTGACCATAAAATATTCATGCTCCAACCCGTCATTGAAATCGAGGGTACTTTCTGCAAATTCGATCTTCTCAGGGAAGTTGATATCACCTGCATTGCCTAACGTCATCAACGCATTTGTTATTGACTCTCCGATATCTGCATCTCGCTTGATCTTGACCGCGAATACAACTTCTTTGAGTGTTGCCGCAGTTGGGATACGTCGAAATACGAAAACATCCGCTATCTTTATGATAGGACGAATCGCATCGTTAATGCGTGTTTTTACAATGGCTTCAGTCATCATACGGGCGTACCTAAAACGACTGTAACCGATCCAAATCCATCATCATGTGGACCACTTGCAACACCATACGTTTTGCCCTTTGCAACGATCACTGAATCAGCGGTGATAGCTGTACTTGAAGCAACTTTGAGCACATTGACCAACTCTTCCATCTCACCGGATTGCTCGAGCAAAAACCCTGATACTAACTCACCATCTATCGTTACCGAATCGGCAAGCTCATTCGAATTCATAAACACGTTTTCCATATCAGCGGTGAGTTGGTATTTTAGGCTCATTGTTATTCTCCGAGTTCCTCTGCGATCAGATCACGGATCGATTCGATATCCATTTCATCAGGAATATCGATCCCCTCTTTTTCAGCGAGAGCACGAAGTTCATCTTCGTTCATCTCGTCTATATTGATCCCGTTTCGATGTTCATCGATCAGTTTGATCAACCCTGCTTTATTCAGGCTTGAATATTTTTCAAGCCCAAAATGCTTACATACTTTTTTGAGTTCTGTATCTTTAAGTACACTTAAATCTTCAAACACTGCCATCTCTTCAACGGAAAGCTCATCTTTTGGAAGGGTTTGTGCCGATGGTTCAACCGTATCTTCTGCGGCACCGTGTTCGACGAGATATTCTGCTTCTTTTAGATCGATATCTTTACCTTTTCCGATCAAAAGCACCTCTTTTGACTTACGTAATTTCCCGCAGATTTTGGCGGAATTTAGGAGCTTAATGGCTTTCATTAGAACACCTTCATCGATACAATCGCATCGATTTGATGTGCTGCAGGAAGCGGTGCAGACTGAACCATCAACCACGTTACATCAGGATCTTCCACATCCCATGTTTTAGGAAAGCGAGGGATTGCCGCATATCCTGCTTTTTTGTCTTTGATTGCACCGTAGTGGCGGCGGAAATCGGCTTTTGTAGAAGTAATGACGATTTGACCGTTTGGAATCATCGGTTGCTCAGTTCCCGCATCATCGATGTACCAGTTGTCATATCCATACAAATCAAGCTGTTTTCCGCTGACGGTTACATAACCATAGTACGAAACTCCATCTCCCATGTCTTCAGGTTTAATAAACCCAAGATCGGCACGACGTGTATTGAGGTTGTCTTTGACTTTTGCATGACGCACATAGACATCCATCGTCGCAGTGTTACCAATCACAATGTTGGCAGATAGCCCAGCATCTTGCGAGATAAGCCCAACAGCATCACTGAGGTCACTATCAGGATCAGACAAAACATCCGTCCAAATATTGGTACCTGTAAGTGTGATTTTGTGATCAGAGTCCATGAGAAGATCGATGCGATAATTAACCCCATCACCCACGACATCTACATACCCATTTACGAGTTGTTGTGCACACATCCACTCTTCGCGACGAATGATCATATCTTCGAGATCATTCAGTTCAGTAGCCAACATATCACGCGCACGCTCTTGAGGTGTTTGCATTGAATATGCGGATTCACCTTCACCGCGTGCGTTGACAATCAATTCAGCATCAAGCTCTTTTTTGGGTTTAACATACGCAGGTTCATAACTGTTTGTAGTTTTGCCGAGTTTTTCAACCAATTTACCCTCAACGCGAGGTGATTGGAATGGAGCCATACGGCGCTTGCCCTTAATGATGTCGATATCAACATATTTACCGATCTTTGGATCAACTTTTGAAAACAAGATATCAAGAAGAAATGTTCCAGTCTTTTTATCCTGACGCATTGCCATAGCCATGGCGCGTGATGCGAAAATACTAATCATCATATTCCCCTTACGCCGTTACAGACGTTTTGATATAGATACCTGCATCGCGTAGCGGTGCTTTGACCGTAGCGGCAGTATGCCCTGTTCCGAAATTCAACGCATTTGCGTTAAACTCACCTTTTACATAAACCGCTACACTTGTAACATCAGCCGCGCTTGGGTCACAATCCTCTGCCAAAATAGCATCAGGAGTTTGGCTCCCATCGGCCGCAGCAGAAGCAGACAAAATATATTTACCGCCAGTGGTAATTTTCCCAAGAACCGCACCGCGTTTAAGTGCGCTTCCACCTGATGCGATCGTTACGATGTCGCAAACCGTTCGTGTCTCTCCGGCAATCAGATTGTCGGGTGTATAAATCTCAGCCATTACATTTCTCCTCGTGCTTTTTTACCGGCTTCGGCCATTTCCGCTGCCGCTTTGTCATCATCTGATACATCCGTATCACCGCCGTCTGCTGAACCGCCACCAAGCGCGATTAAATCTTTACCGAGTGATTCGCCATCAGCACGGTGAGATGAGCTCATACTAGTTCGTTTTCCGTTCATCGCATCGAACATTTGAATCTTCACTTGATCCGGTGTGATATTGGTATCCGCCAAAGCGGCCGTAATAACACTTTCATATCCCGGTTGAGCGAGTGATTGAATCGCTAAAATACGAGCATTTTCAGCCGCAATAGCCTCAGCGGTGCTAGTGCTTGATTCAGCACGCCCCTCTTCCACTAAAGCCGCTACGATATCCGGGTGACTTTCCCGAAGTGAATCAGCAGTAATTGCAATCGGTTCGATTGTTGCCGTCGCAATTGAACTTGAGACAATCTCAGCAGCGACAGCAGGAAATTTTTCCTGAATCATGGCAGCTGTGATGTCAGTATCTTTGTACATCATTGGTTCTCCTTGGTTAAGATTGAAGCTCTACTATGAGAGCCTCTAATGTTGTTATTTCATCGATCATCCCTGCTTTTAAAGCATCGGAACCGATGAGAAGATCACCCTGCCCGAAGTTTTTCAAAACTTCCTCTTTGGTAATGCCTCGATTGGCCGCTACATCCTCTACGAAAATTTCGCCGAGCTTGTCCGCCCACGCCTGAATCTGATTTTTCCCTTCATCGGTTTTAATGTCGGGTCGTTTTTTCGGGCTTACGGACGAGACGATTTCGATCTTCTCGCTGCCGTCGTCAAATATACGAAACGAATACACCGCACCGATGCTCCCTACCATCGCCGTTTTTGATGCGGCGATATGGTTACACGCACTCGCTAGCCAATACCCTGCTGATGCGGAGAGATCATCGACATAAGCGATAACCGGTTTTTTCTGACTAACCATCCGAATCAGCTCTGCATTTTCAGCGATAGAAGCAGCTTGCCCGCCCGGAGTGTCAAAATTTAAAATGATGTGGCTGACGGATCGGTTGTCTCCCGCTGCCACAATATCTTTAGCGAGCATTTCGGTCGAAGTTCCTCCGCAAAATTCTGTGAAAAGATTCGCATAACGGTAAATCCCTCCGATTACTGGGACAATTGCGATACTTCCGCGCATCTCTACGGTACGTGTGTTATCGAGTTTTGTCCCCACTTTTGCCGCGAGTGCTTCTACATCATGTTCACGTTTTGCGATTCTCGCCATCATCTCCAGACGATCCGGCATCATTAACCACGGCTGATTTGCCATAGCGTTTAAAATCGCACTCATTTGTCCTCCTCATCTGTTAGGATTGTTTCAGTGATCACCGATGGATACTTAATAGCGAGGTGACCGGATTCTTTCATCTTTCGGATCTCTTCTGTACCGCGTTTGATGTTTT